TACGCGGGGCCCGTCGTGATATTTGTTTTATAAACGAGGCTAACCGTTTAAGTTTTGACGCTTTTAACGAATTAAATATTCGTACACGTAAACACACGTATTTAGACTTTAACCCAGTTTCTAAGTTTTGGGCGCATGATTTACAAAAAGACGATAATACAGACTTTATAATATTAACATACAAAGACAACGAGGCCTTAGACGTTTCAATAGTTGAACAAATAAGAAAAGCCGAAGTAAAAGCGTTAACGTCGAGTTATTGGGCTAACTGGGTAAAGATATACGCCCGGGGTTTAATTGGCTCAATACAGGGGGCCGTTTATGAGAATTACACTATAATTGACGACATACCTAAAGAGGCCAAGTTAATAGGGGCCGGGCTCGATTTTGGTTTTAGCGCCGATCCAAGCGCATTAATTTACATATACAAGTACAACGATAAACGAATTATAGAAGAGCGACTATATAAAAAGAAATTAGTAAACCAAGAGTTAGCCAAATATTTACCCGAGAATACGCCCATTATAGCAGATAGCGCCGAGCCTAAAAGTATTCATGAAATTAGACTAAGCAATAATAAAATAATAATTAAAGGAGCCACAAAGGGCAAAGATAGCGTTTTACATGGTATTCAATTAATGCAAAACGAAAGTTATTTAGTACCTAAGAATAGTATTAATTTAATAGCCGAGTTACGGGGGTATGTTTGGGATAGTGATAAAACAGGCAAGCAAATAAATAAGCCAGTTGGGCCCGATCATTTATTAGACGCTTTACGCTACCATGAAAGCGAAGTATTAAGCCGTCGCGAATACGGTAAATATTATATTAGATAATACAAAAAACAATAAACTAAGTTATATATATATGCAAGCGCAAATTAAAGTACCTACCGATATAAACGAAATACCTTTAAAAAGTTATTTAGAGTTCGTAAAGGTTGTTAAAAATAGTAACGACGAGAAATTTATGTGCGAAAAAATGGTGCAAATATTTTGTGGCATACGATTAAAAAACGTATTCTATATTAAATGGAGCGATATACAAGATATAGTAATACATTTAAATAAACTATTTGCAGAAAAGCCAAAGTTCGAAAACACGTTTACAATACAGGGAGTTAAATTCGGCTTTATACCCAACAAATTAGAAGATATTAGTTTTGGCGAGTATATAGACTTAGAAAATAACTTAAAAGATTTACAAGACTTAAATAAAGCCTTAGCGGTAATGTATAGACCTGTTACACTAACCAAAGGCGATAAATACCAAATAGAAAATTACGAGAGTACGGCAAATTATAGCCAAGTTATGAATTTTTGCCCGTTAGGTATTGCGTTAGCGGCGCACAGTTTTTTTTTTCATTTAACAAACGACTTATTGATAAGTACCCGGACTTATTTAAAAAAGCAGATGACCAGCAAGGAATTAACGAAAGCCTTAGCAGACGAGCCCAGTTTAATAAATACTGGGGTTGGTACTCTTCAATATACGCAATTAGTCAAAAAGATATTAGACGATTTAGAGAGGTTACCCGGTTGCCCTTATACGAGTGCCTTACCTACCTTACTTTTGAAAAGCAAAAAACAGATATTGAGCATAGCGAATTACGAAAACAATTAAAGAAATAAAATGTATTACGACTTATTAGAAAAAATAGAAACCGAATTAAAAAACGACGATTTTATTACAACAGTTACCGAGGGTAATATATTTGATATTGACATGACAAAAATAACGTTATTTCCGTTAGCTCATGTTCAAGTAACAAACGCGACATTTAACGAAAATGTAATAAGTTTTAATATTAATATTTATTGCATGGATATAACAGACGTATCAAAAGACGAAACGACAAATTTATTTAGGGGTAATGATAATTCTCATGATATTTTAAATACTACTTTAGCGGTATTAAATAGGTTTTACGAAAAGATACGAAGAGGCGATCTATATACCGAGGGTTACCAAGTTGACGGCGGCCCAACATGCGAGCCTTTCGAGGAGAATTTTACAAATAAATTAACAGGTTGGAATTTACAATTAAGTATTAAAGTACCCAACACAATGACAGTTTGTGATGTATGATTATGAATTAACTAAAGAGGCCTTAGAACGTTTTAGAAAGCACGTAATAAGCCAAGCGCGTAGAAACCTAACAAGAGAGGGTAAAACGGCCTCTAATAAACTTTACGAGGGTTTAACAAGCGATATTAAAACGAGCCCAAATAGTATTCAAGTATTATTTAATATGCCTTATTATGGGGCCTTTGTAGATGAGGGGGTTAAAGGAGCAAACCCAAATTATAACCATGGCTTTAAAAACGTTAAAGAATTAAGCTACCAAAAAGCGCCGGACAGTCAATATAAATTTGGCACAGGATCGGGGCCAAGCGGCGGGCTAAGAAAAGGTTTAAAAGACTGGATAAGGACAAAAGGAATAAAAGGGCGCGACGCTAAAGGCAGATTTATAACAAACAAGAGTTTAATATTTTTACTTAGTCGCTCAATATATAGCCAAGGTTTAACACCAACAAAGTTTTTTAGTAACCCGTTTAATAGTGCCTTTGCAAATTTACCCGACGAGTTAGCCGATAATTTTGGCCTTGATTTAGTAGATTTATTCGACGATACCATGACCGAAGTATTAAAAGATTATAAAAAAAATTAAAATAACATGAGCCAAATTTTCGCAAGATCGCCGTACATTATAGAAGTAAACGAAAGCGCCCAGTTAGGTAGTAAATTAGAATTATTTATTTATTATAACGGGGCCAGCGTACCAAGTACGCCAACCTATACAATAACGAAAAAAATACCCTCGAGTACGAATTTAGCTACTTATTACGATATAAGCCCATATATAAGAGAGTATTTAAAATTTACAACACGCCAAACGTTAATCGGTACTTTGCCAACAACAAGCGGAATAACAGAAAACAACAACAACCAAACTGTTTTAATACAGGTTAAAAGATACAAAGAAGATACAACGCCCGCCTTTGTTTTATTAGATACGACTACTTATTTAGCCTTTGACGGTTACGGGTATTATAGCGAGGGTACAAACCCAACAAACGCAAATTTTATTATTGGCTCAACACGTTACGCAAGTTTAACCGAGGGTAATTATAATTATAAATATTCGGCTTTAAGCGATCCAACAAACAACCAAGAGGATAGGGCCGGCATAATAGGAATAAAAGCGAGTACGGCCGTCGATAGTATTCGATATACTAATTTAGATACAGGGAGCACAACGCAATTCAATCTACCTTTTTATTTTGTTACGCCAAGTAATGCAAACGCAATTTTTGACGTGCCGGCGGTTTGGATAGGATATTATGCAACGGGCAACAAATTAGAGTTAGTTCAAAGTATAGGTAGCCCGTCGGAAAGCGTAAAAGGTACGTGGAATTTTAGGCCAGTATGTGAGCCGAGATATACGCCGGTAATGATTGACTTTGTAAATAAATTTGGTTACTGGCAAAGAGAGTTTTTTTATAAAGCGAGTACAAATAAAATAAGCGTACAAAAAGACGATTATAATTTACTACAAAGCGACATAAACCCATACAATACAATAGAGGGCCAAAAGAAACAATTTAACGCAAACGGCACCGAAACAATAACGGTTAATACTGGGTACGTTAAAGAAACGTTTAACGAAACAATACAACAAATTATGCTAAGCGAAAAAATATTAATCGACAGTTTACCCGCTAAATTAAATACTAATAGCGTAGATAAAATAAAGGGCGTAAACAAAAAACTAATATCTTATACGCTTAATTTTGAGTTTTTATATAGTACAATAAACAACGTTATTTAATGCAAAGAAAAGTTCAAATATATATAGATACGAGCCCGGCACAAACCGAAGTTTACGAGCAAATAGATTTATTTAACGACGAACAAATTAACGTAAATTCTACAATACAAAACATTGCCGATATTAGTAAAACGTTTACAGACTTTAGTCAATCTTTTACGGTACCAGCGAGCGTAAATAATAATAAAATTTTTTACCATTGGTATAATAGCGACGTAGATTTATATAATGGTAATGCGTACAATGTAAACACGAGAAAAAATGCACGTTTAGAAATACAGTTAACGCCGTTTAGAAGTGGCAAAATACAATTAGACAAAGCAAATATAAAAGACGGTAAACCGCAAAGCTATACTATTACTTTTTTTGGCGACATTACAAGCCTTAAAGATAATTTCGGCGAAGATTTACTAAGCGACGTAGATTTTAGCTCATTAGACCATAACTATACAGGCACCGAAGTATATAACCGTATAACAGACCATACAACAGATTATAGTGTACGATACCCGTTAATAAGTTCGGAGCGTTACTGGATTAATCAAGGGGGCACAACAAACGATATAACAAGCTCAAACGGGCGTATTGTATATTCGGAATTATTCCCGGCGGTTAAAGTTTCTAAAATGTTCGAGGCTATTGGTACGCATTACGGCGTAACATTAAACGGTACTTTTTTAAGCGATCCAAAATTTACAGATTTATTTTTGTGGTGCAAAAACACAAAAGAAAATACATTTATTACAGGCGCTCAAAAATTAGATTATACAAGCCAAGTAATACCAAGTACACACCCAACACATGACTTTGATATAAGTACCGATACTTTTACATATAGTTATAACGATCAAAGCGCCGCAAGTGGTACGTTTGCAAACCCTTTATTATTTAGTTTTCGCATAGAAGTATCAATAACGCCGAGTAGTCAAACAACCGACTATTATATTGATGTATATAAAAACGGGTTTTATAACAACACAATACAAGGAATAGGCACCGCGACTTATTTAGTTGTAAACGACCAAAACGCCCCGGGCTTAAATAATAGCGTACAATTATTTTTTAGAGCCGCAAACAATATGACAATAAATCATAGTGCGCGCTTTTTTGTTTTATTTGATTTTAGCATACAACAAGAGTTAGATATTTTTCAGTTAACAGGTGCGGCCCAAACAATTATAGGAAATACGAGCCTTAGTACATTAATGCCCGAAATGAAAGTAAACGATTTTTTTAGCGGCATTTTAAAAATGTTTAATTTAACATGTTACGGCACCGCTTTAAATACTTTTGAAATAGAAACCTTAGACACGTTTTATAGTTTAGGGCAAACGTTCGATATAACTGAGTACACCGATATAAAAAGTATTGACGTTAATAAAGTACCGTTATATAAAAAAATGGCGTTTAAATACCAAGAGAGTAAAAGCGTTTTAAATTCACAATACAAAGGGTTATTTTTTAGAGAGTACGGCAACGCCGAATATACTTTTAATTACGACGGCGGCGACTTTATTATAAATTTACCGTTCGAAAATTTAATGGGCCAGCGTTTTACAAATTCAAATTTACACGTTGCTTATTCATTAGACGAAAATTTACAACCATACACCCCAAAGCCTTGTTTATTTTACATGTACGAAAATAAAAGTACAAGCGTTAAATTTTACGACGGGAGCGCCGAACAAACAATAACAAATTATTTACCGTTTGGACAAGACGCTTTAATAAATTCAACCGAAGAGCATACATTAAATTTTAATGCCGACCGTAGTACAATAACATTACAGGCTATAAATAACACTTTATATAAAAATTATTATAGTCTTTATTTACAAAATTTATACAGTACAAAAAACCGTTTAATTAGTGTAAAAACGAGGTTACCGATTTCGTTACTAACTGAATTAAAATTAAATGATAGGCTAATTATTAGAGATCGCAGATATACAATAAACGAAATGAAGTCAAATTTAACAACGGGCGACGTTAATTTTACCCTGTTACTTGACTTTAGAGAGGTTTTACCAGCTCCAGTAATACCAACAGGCCCATCGGCGG